TGTTGTAGGTGATGACGGCAACTTCAGCCGCAGTCATTCGCTGTAAGCCTTGCGCCACCTCAACCTGAATGATCCCGACCGTCGCTGATATCCGCGCGGTCGAGCCAACTGGCTGGACTTCGCCGGTAAACGGGTCTTGGTCAGGAGGCGGGCGGCTGAAGTTGCCGTCATCACCTAAAACAAGTTGGTCTGTTAAAGAAAACGCGGAAGTATCGACATTCTCAAGCAGACCGGAGACCAAGCCACCGAAGTCGGTGTTGTTGGGGATCGCGTCCGTGGTTACGGCGATAGCAGGTCGCTTGGCGGGGTCATCCTTGTCGGCGATTCCCACTGTAATTCGCCCACCACTGAAACCGGCCGGAAATAACAGTTTGCCTTTTGCAATGGTGGACCCGCTTTCATTTCGGAGTTGGATGGTCAGGCCACTCGACTCCACAAATCCTGGAACGGTAAGATTTCCTGCGTCGTCGGAGACGACTCCGGAACCGCCCTGGATAATCTTGCCGGTCGTGCCGTCAAAACGTGCGATCTCGTTATCGGTTGATAAAGCTGGCCCGCTAACGTCAGAGGCTTCGACTACATCTAGCCTGTTCTCAACCTCGTCAATCGCTGCCTGCGTATCGCTGGCAGCGAGGCCGCTCGCGGTATTGTCGTAGATAATACTCGCAGCGTTACCAGCATCGATCTGTGCGAATATAAGAGGTGAAACGGTTACGATCCGAAAGAACGTGTTGTTATCAGCTTGCTTTACGAACTTGTCTTCGTCTCCGATCTGGATCGATGCACCCGCGGGGTCCGACGCCGGAGTACCAGCGAGTCGGTCAGTTGCGTTCGCAAACACGAACGAAATCGGAGTGTGAATGCCGTCAGAAGTTTTTATGTCTCTGTGTAGTGACATCGCTCTAATTCAGAACCAGATCTCCCGACAAAGTGAATACAACGGTTCCGCCGTTCGTGAAAACAATTCTGTTCAAGTTCACAAGATCAACATCGGTGGGATCTTCAAACCAATCTCCGGCCTTGTTTCCATGAATCATGCGTTTGATTTGGCTGAGTACAGCATCTAGAAACGCGTCAAAATCCGCAGCTGTCGTCTCAATATCAGCGATCTGAGTCGCACTTAGCGTATCGTCCGGCGTGTCTGGTCGACGTAAAGACTTAAGCCTCGATTTCGTACGCGTGCTCATCCTCTAGCCTCTCAGCAAAACGCTGGGTCGATCCCAGACGCGTTCACGATATCGAAACCAACGATGTCGAACTCGAATTGTACCTGTAGCTCGTCACCGATCTCTGGCGTCGTCGTTGTGCTGAACGTCGTCGAGCTAGTTTCGTTGAACAATCCGCCCGGCTTTTGACGTTTCCCGTTTAGAGAGACCTCTAGCGAGCCAGCGACGAAAGCCTTGCTCGTCGTGAATGAAGTCGTGGCGCCATCGACCTGACTCGACAGGTCCTCGGTGATTGTGATTTGGATTGGATTAGCCATACGATTGCCACGGATCGAATACCCTTGTCATCCCTACACCTGAGTTACTCGGATAAATGCAACCCATTGAATTGTTTTGTTGACGCTGTCATCATCATCCGGGTTGATGTCTACGCTTGTGTCGGCCACGCCCGTGACCTCAAGAGTCCCATCAGCGGCAATATCGATGCCAGTTGCGGCATCCGCAGCGGCGACGCCGCCACCCCGAAATTCGGCTACGCTTGCAGAGAGCGGGATAATGATCAGGGCGAGAATTAAGAATAGGCTTCGCAGCTCCATTCTGTTCCTAGAAAAATGGACAGGGGGTTGCACTAGAATCCGAACGTCTCCAATCAAACGTATTGTCACTCACATGAATACATGCACATTTTGCACCGGGAGATCCATCGTTTGTATCTTCTACATAAACTTCAACTCCAACGGTTCCTAGAACACAAGCAAAGGGTTCAGCCGGAGTAGCGTTTACAATATCGTGATGACGGAAGGGCACTCCCATCGTGAGTTCGGTATCCGTTAAAGTTGCGACAGTAGTTCCGCCCGTTATCAAAAGCAATGCAGCTTCTTGCCTGTTAATAATTCCTATATCTTGGTTACTGCTAGAAGTTGAACCAAAATAAGCAAGCTGCGTATTTCCACCGAAAGAATTGTGCAAAGTAATGACAGCATTGTCATTTACGCCAGTTCCCGAACTTCTTACGTGCAACTGGCCACTTGAAAAGCCACCGACAGTGCCAGGTAACACACCGACAACTTCCAATGGAGCATTTGGTGTCTCAGTTCCGATTCCCACATCACCGTTGAAGAATCCACCACCGTCCTTGTCGAGGAAGAACTTCTCGAATGAATTGTTCAGGAACGAGACTAATTTTCCGCCAGTTGTTGTGAACGCTTTTGCCGTATCGAAAAGATAAGCTGTGGCCGTCGCACCGTCATCTTCATCGGAAATGAATCTGAACTCGGCATTGTTCGACAATCTCATTGACGCGCCATCAACGGCCGCAATCAGATCGGTGTTTAGACCAGTGCCACCGAATACAATAGCTGCAATCTGACTTAGACCGCCAGTGCCATTCTTCGGGAAATTTAGAGCCCCCGTTGACGTGATGTGGCCTACTTCAACACCGTCAAACTTTAAGGAGACCTTTGATGTCGGACCCGTGGTCAGAACGTCATGCACCAACGTAAAGTCGATTGCCGTTGGTGTGATTCCTGCACCAGGATCCGAATCGAAGCTACCCCGCAGAATGATCGATGGTGAATCAACTGTGGCATTATTTCCCGCATCAACAGCGCTCGAAAACAAATCGTTCGATACCGAAAGCTTTCCTGTAACCGAGAGAGTACCACTAGGCGGATTAAGACTATCGATTCTCAACGGGTCCGTGACGCCACGTGGGACGATCTCTCCAGCTATGGCCGGTACCGAAAGAAGCAAACACGCGGCGAATGCTAATCCACGTTTCATGATCCACCTCATGGAATGCTAAGTTCCATAGCCAGCCGTGAATGCGGAATCACAACCACCCTTTCGACCTTTCGCGTCGTCATCGATGTCTGCATCCAAGTTGGAAAGGAAGTACGATGCATTGTCGCAGTCGGTCTCTGATGCCGTTCCCTTCCTGATCTTGCATGATGTCTCCGTGATGGTGATTCGGACGACATAGCCGGTATAGACAATCGGCATGTCGCAAGACTTCGCATTGACGCTCTCGCACTCCTCGTACTGAACGATTGCCGCCTTCGCCTTCTCATCGAAAAGAAGCGCGGAGTGCATAAATACCTTGTATGTATTGGTGACTCCCGGATCTGCCTTCGCAAGAAATGTGGCGACAAGCAGGCAATACGCAAAACTCGCGATGACGAATACGTATTTTCTCATATTCATCCCTCTTAGTTTTCCACAAGTATTGATATTTTGAACGCGGAAGAACCTTCTCCACAGCACTCTATCGTGCTCGCGTTGGTGATCCCGGCACCGACACCTTCCCCGTTCTGACCGACACGGAAGCCGTTATCTACATCCACGGTACCATCCACGTCACACCACACATTATCCAAGACATTCTCGTCTGGCTTTATCAGAACTTTCTGTGCCGGAGCCGGATCAAGAGCGGTCTTCCCAATACCACACTGCGCTAACGTTTTATTCTGGGAACTCGACCAGTTCGCGAGGACGATCGTCTCTTGGACGATCGTCTCTTGGACGATCGCGAAGTACTCAACCGTCTGACCACTTAGCGGACCATCAACGAACGTGTACGTCTTACGTACATATCGAACAGGAAACCGTGTTCCCCGGTCGATAATCGTCTCGCTGTCGCTTTGGGTCTGCGCGAGAACCGGCGCAGCATATAGCGCGACCAAATAGATCAGGCCCGCAATCCAGAGACCTCGTTTCACCTCAACCTCCCTACGTTGGGCAAGCGAGGCCGTGAGCTGATTCTACTTACGACCTGCCGCCACTCTTCTTTTTTGATGACCTCGGCTTAGGATCCGGCGAAGTCTTTTCCAGTTTGGGTTCGCTTTTTTCTGGCTTAGTTTCAGGTTCAGGTTCAGGTTCGGGCTCGTGTCGAAGGTCAGCAGTCGTCAAGTCCCCAGATCCGGACATAACGCGGGGTGACGCAGCAAGGTTAGGTTCGCTAGCTCGCGCCTTCTCATCGGTGGCTTTCCTTTCCGCGTTTTCAACCACCTGCGCTTCTTTGGGCGAGCAAACATCGAATGCCTTTGGAGAATTTTCATCCGTCGGGATCTGGTGGATCGTCTCCAGATATGCAGCAACAGTGCCACTGACTTCGTACCAGCCGCGGGTCTCCTCGAAACGGAACCCGTAAACGGTATAGCGCCGTATCACACAACCCCTCTTTGGGTTGTACGGTTTTAGACGAACGAGCTTGGTGGACATGTATCACCTCTTCTGAACCAGTGGCAGAGCTAACGCCCGTGACCAGTTCTTCAGATGTTTACTTCGAAAGCACGAGAACATTGAACGTGGTGCTGGAGAGATCTGTCGCGTTTGGAACCTCTTCCATTGCCGTGTTCACGGCGCCCGTTCGAAACACCTTGAACGCGTCCGTACTGGCAACGTACGTTGGTGTGAAGCCGCCGCAATCTTGGGGCCAAACGGCGAGTATTTCTCTGGAATCACCAACAAGTGCGCGTACAAGCGCCTCGAAACCGGTAGTTCCGCCGGTCGGGTACGAGCTGTCACCCAGAAACGAGATCACGTCAAGGAACGTGGGTTGGGACGGGCCTTCGCCGACACCAGCCGCCTTTGTAAAGGTACCCAAAGCCATCGCAAGCTCTCCTTTGCTCAGCGGCGGCGAATAAAACCGCCGCCGCTTAAAATCAGGTTATTGTCCAGATTGTCTACGCAACCTTGACATTGATCGTCTTAACGACTGCCGTTTCCTCGGCGAACTTCACATCAAAACGAAGCGTTGCGACGATCACGAGGACGCCTTCGGAGATGTCCTTGTCAGTCTCGACCCGGATGTTCCGCCAAATTCCGACGTTGATGTTCTTCGGATCCGTCAAGAGTACATTGGTGGTATCGTTTCCACCGCCCAAGTCTTCAGGGAAAAGGGGAACATCAACCACCGGAACGCCTGAATAGAAGACCTGATCATCCTGTTCCAGACGCCGATCACCCATCGGAGTCGCTCGATCAGCGAGCGAATCTCTGTAGTCGATCTCAGAATCGACTGATGTATAGAACCGCAACATTCGTTTGTTCCGAAGAAACTCAGAAGGCATACTCTTCAGCATGTCTTTGAAGATCGTCTTGTTGGTCGTGGCGTTAACCGCATCAACAACGTTGCTCGTCGCCTGCTTCAGAATTCCGTCAAGCGTAGCAAGAAATAAGTCTGCACTCGTCGTATCGCCCTGAATGATGACTTCGTCCATGTCACGAGAGATCGCCTCAGCCATCAGTTGCATGATGGTTTGGCGGAGCTCGCCGCGTTCAATAGAGTCTTCGAGCACCTCGTTGTTCAGTCGAACTTCGGCCTTGAAAAGTTGAGCGTCTAGCTCGGTTTTCGTGAGATCTGGCCTGCTACGATCGGCTGCCGGAAGCGCGGTTGCCTCTGCACCGGGGCGCAGAATCCGGCTCGCAAATCGAATCTTCTCAACGAGCTGCTTCGGTGATTTCATGGGAACCACAGTTCCCTGTTTGAGGATCACGCTCTCGTCAATAAGAATCCGAATAAACTTTTGCGCCTGAGCAGGCTGAAGAAGCCCACCGCCGGTCGTCAGATCCGAAAGCGCGAGATCCGCCTTTTCGAGGATCGTCCGGTTGTCCAAAATTCCAGCTGCCACTGCGCCCATTTTCGAGCCTCCTGTTCAAAAAGCGAACAACGCTTCGGATCTTTTTAGATATCGATAAACGACTTCGATTTCGTGACCGTTTCTTTGTTAATCGGTCGATTCATATCCATCGGCCACGACACGTCTTCTGCGGCTGCCGGTGCATCACCACCGTCAACCGGAATCGAATTGGGACCTACAACACTCTTGCGAATCTTTTCCAGCTCTTCTTCTTGGCGCTTCTGGATCTCCATCTGACGCTCAACAGTCTTCGTAAGCTGAGAGATCTCACCAAGCATCTTCGTCTCGGCTACCTCATCGGATTTCGAAACCTGAGCCGAGCCCGCATTTGGACCATCAGGCTTTTTTTCGCTCTCGCCCACGAGTTCTTTCACAAGGCTCTCAAGACTCGTTAGAACATTCTGGAGCCGCATCAACCTGGACCGCGCGATACGAGCCCCGGCTTTCTCAACAGACTCGGCGACCGGCTTCGGATCTATGGGCGCAACTCCATCATTCATCTTCGCAGCCGGATAACCCATAATACGCTGAGCAATGGTCCGAAGCTCCTGCGCGATCGGAGCCGGTAGCGGCATGTCGAGTTTTTCGTCGGTCGCCTCCGCGCCTTCGACCGCTTTGAGAACACTTGCCAAGCGAACGCTGGCATCGGTGAGCATTCTGGTCACCGCCGTCTTCACCGGTCTAGGAATGGTGAACTTTTGTTTCTCGATGCCCTGGGTATCGTCAGCTACGTCTACATCTTCTTGCGATGTATCCCCGTCCGTAGCGTAGCTGCCGTTATCGTCCACAATAACTTCCGGACCCAAGTTGGTATCGCCCATTCCGTTCTCCCTCTTAACTAAGAGAAAGCGTCGTTTATTTGCTGCACGATCGACAATAGAAACCTCTTCCGTCTCGATATCGCGAAGCCGGAAAATTTGGTCTTTTTTCTTGTCGTTATCATGTTCTGCAAGAGTGATGTCGAAAACTGACATGGTTGTCGTTCACACATTTTGCGTGTGAGTCGATCGCTCAACTAACCGGAGTATTGCGAAGCCATAACTACCTGTCAATATCGAGCAAAGTATAGCAACTAGAAGAAAAGCTAGATCGCTAAGAAGTTTTGCGATCAAGCGCACGCAAAGCGGACCCGCCAATACTGAAGCCAGTAATCTCACCACGCTTGATTTTCAACCACAGTTCATCGTCAACCACGCGAATCGCTAGGAGCCAGGTACCTTTCTTGACTTTCTGTCCGCCAACTATGAAATCGGTAGGCGCGATGAAAGACTCAAGGATCTTTACCGCGTTATTGATCAAGCCCCGGTGCATGAAGCCCATGTTCTGGAATTTCTCCATGAAGTCATGAGCTGTATTTCGAATAACCTGACCAGAATAGACATCATTTTGTGAGTCAATAGTCTCGGGTTCCAAAACGATACCCAGAACAAAGCGTTCCTCGTCCGTCTTGCAAATCCGTATCTGCTGATCACTCTTGAAAATTTCATCGAATAATTCGTAGTCGACCCAGTCGATGTCGTGATCCTTGGTAATTCCGACTGAAGAAACAAACAGTCGAGAACGTTCCATCGAGTGCATCTTAAATGGACGACCAAGTTTTGAAATTTCTGCGCGCGTGTCTGGCGTGTCAGGAACAGAGACCAAGTAATCTTCCGTATCCTCCATAATTTTTTGAACCATAGACGGAATGGCAGACAGGTCGTCCTGAACATAACAAATAGCATTTTCTGGAATTCGATCACGCAACTTAAACAGCGCTGAACGCTTACGCCGCTTCTCTTGCTCATTTATCAAGAGAGCTTCCATGTCTTTATCGGGCTCATAAAGATATGTCTTGTTGACAACACGCCGAAACTCTCCGTTAACAATCTTGATATTACCTTTCGTGAAGAACTCGCTTTCGACCAGTTCATCTCGTACCTTCCGGGCCTCGGAACCACTCTTCTCCCAGTAGCGAAATTCCGCCGGAGTGACCCGCTCAAGACTTACTGGAATCCCAGAGTGTTTATCCGGTGGCATGTCCGCACCTGGCTTCAAAACACTGGGCAAAAATTCTTTACTCAGAAACATTGTCCAGAATGGCTTACCTGTCTCACGCGATTCTTCAAGCCTCCGGAAAAACAAAACACCCTGAAGCTTAGGATCTTTCGTGAGAAAATATTCATGAAAACGTGGAGCCTGTAGACCAAACTCGACCCCAGGATTGGCCACGTCAACAATAATGCCTTTCTCGTTAACGGAAGCGCCCTCCTCACCAGGAGCAAAAATCTTGCCATCCAACTTCAGATTCTTCGGCTCTTGCCTGTCTTTTGGCTGAACAACGACTCGAGATGGAGCCACCATAGGCTTAAAGACTCGATCTCCATTTGGTGAAAAGCCACGCGCGACCCTGCGAGCCTTGTCGACCGTATCCACAATATCTCGGATGGCGCCCGGTCGTTGAGCGTTAATCGTATAGCCGGCCGAGAGACTGTTGCTGACCTTAAATCTAAAGTCCAAGTGAACAGCTTTGCCAATGAAATGGGCTTGAACGACACCCAGTTGTGGACCCTTGACTGTCGGAAGTTCTAGAAGAGGATTTTCCTGTTTACGAATAGCGCGCGCCTCATCCAGTGCGCTGATGAACAGATCACTCGTAGAGAACCACGGGATTGGACCGGCCACGACTTCACACTTCCCAATCTCGCTACCGCCAGGATCTCGAAGATAAAAGCGACACGCACCACATACCTTACTCGAATCTGTCGCTTCACGAACAAACCCAGCATCCTCCTGACTGAACTTCCCACCTGGCTGAGTTCTAGCCTGCTGAAATGTCTGTTGAACATTCAGTGCTCGCGAGTTTATTGGAAGGTCAGCATTTTTTTCGGCCGCTTCTCGTGCAGCCTCACTGGTTGGAAGCAGCTCCTTTGCATGGCCGTTCAAATGTCGCCTGGCGGTCTCCTTGTCCTTGTCGGAAAGATTCGTCTGCTCCAGGCGGGCCAGGGCATTCCGAAGTTGCGGCTTCAGGACCGAGTCATTGTTCTTTGGGTCCGTAACACTACCGTCGTGATGCGGAAGGTGTCGCAGCGATCTGGGCTTGGTCTTCCCCTCTTCGTCCTTCTCGCCACCGGGCTCAATAAACGCAAACGCAGCATCAGGGGGGAAGACCAAG